GGGCGACCATGTGCCAGCGTGACACGTGCCTCGACAGGACGGACAGATGCCGATGGTGCAAGCAGCCGGCCTACATATGGGGCCTGTGCCGGGAGTGCTACAAGGAGCACATGCAGGACATGAAGGCCGATGCCAATGAGGACCGCGCCTGCCGGGAGATGGAGGCGCAGGAGACGGAGGAGGAGGTGGAGGAATGAACATCGCAGGAATCGACCTTGGCCTGAACGGGTGCGGCGTCGTCATTTGGGGCGGCAAGGAATACGCCTTCCACTGCAAGCGCATCCCGCCCGCGGGCAAGAAATCCCGCCTGTCCTACGCCGAGGACATGGGGGCACGGCATGACGGCATCATGGAGTGGCTGACCTGCCTGCTGTCGTCCCATGACGTGCGGGCCATCGTCTACGAGGAGCCGACCATCGTGCGGGTCGGTCCGCGGGTGTCCATCAAGAGCACGCTTCCCCAGTGGCTCGCCTATGTCGCGTTGCGGGGGGCCAGGCTGAACCTCGGCCGGGAGGGACGGGAGTTGCACTCCATCCAACCCCAGGCCGTGCGGCGCCTGCTCGGGCTCCCGAAGGGCGCGAGCAAGAACGACATGGTTCTCCGCATCCGGCACGCCGATCCGGCCCTCGGGGAGGCCCTGTACCGCTGGACTCAGGTCCATCCTGCGGTAGAATCCGAGCACGTTCACGACGCCGCGGCCGTCTTGACGGCGAGCCGCTTTGACGATGCCCTCTGCGGCATCTGGAGGAGACCATGAGTGAAGTAACGACACTGGAAGGAACCCTGAAGCGCCTGGCCCTGAAGAAGTGCGGACGGTCCGTCGAGGTCCATGTGTTCTGTGAGGTCGAGGCGGAGGGGGCTGGAGACTCCGGCCTGCTCGAGACGAAAGAGCGCATGTACGGACCCGAGGCGACGCTGGCCCGGACTGTGCCCTATACCGACGACCCGTCACGGGGGCTGCCGTTCGCCTTCTGCTTCATGAAGACGAACCACGTCAAGAAAGCGGCCGTCGTGAAGCTGGCCCGCGTGTTCGACTCGCCGCTGCGGGACCACGCCGACTTCCTGGAGCTCCTGGACGCATGGGAAGGCGGCGCCGTCGAGATCGACCTGGAGCCGCGGCAGGTAGAGCCGGAACTGTTCCCGGCACGCAAGCCGGTTGACAAGGCCGGCGACGGGATGTAGGCTGTGTCCGTCCGGTAGGCCACCGGACAGACGGTCGGGAGGGGGCCGGGGGTCGTCACAGATCCCCAATCTCGCCCTCGGCCCGCCCGACAACAGCAGATTGGGGAGGAAAACATGGGGCTCTCGCGACAAGTAGACACCGACATTTGGACCCACCACGGGATCGCAGACCTGTCTGCCCTGGCAAAGCTGGTCTACCTGTTCCTGTACATCAACCCGAACAGCGACAAGTGCGGCTGCGTCCGTCTGAGCAAGCGCCTCTCGGCTGTGATCTTGTGCGTCACAGAGGTAGAGTTCGACGCCGCAGTCGGGCAACTGTCCAGGATCGTGAGAGAGTTCGACGGCCTTTTTGCTATCCGGGGTTGGATCAAGCACAACTGCAAGAACGAGACCTGGAGAACGGCGGCTGAAGCCGCGCTTGCCAAGCACCCCCCGGAGGTTCAGGCCTGGGTACAGGGTGAGACCACCCTACCCCCACCCTACCCCCACCCTACCCCCACGGTGCCCCTAGAAGTAGTAGAAGAAGTAGTAGTAGAATCAGGAGTAGGAGAAGAAAAGGATCTGCCGAAGGCTTCGCCTTCTCGTCCCCGGCCGGCTGCCGGCGACGCGTCCAAGATCCCGGAATGCCCCCATCAGGAGATCCTGGACGCCTACCACGAGCTGCTTCCAGAACTCTGCGCCATGCGTTCCTGGACCGACCATAGGAAAACCCTGCTCCGTGCCCGATGGAGGGAAGAACCCAAACGGCAGAACGTTGAGTGGTGGCGTACCTTCTTCTCCTGGGTCCGCAAGTCCGACTTCCTCATGGGCCGGGGACCGGGCAAGGACGGGCAGGCCCCCTTCCAGGCCGACCTCGAATGGCTGATCCGCCCCCGGAACTTCGCAAAGCTCGCAGACGGCAAGTACCACCGCAACCGGCCGGCAATGACCAAGCTCGAATGGGGCGTCGCCCGGATGCTCGCGGACATCGAGGCCGAGGAGCGGGCCGAACAGGGAGGGGTGCAATGAGCGCCAAACTGAAGAAGGCCATCATGGGGATGTGCGTCGCCTTCAATCGGACCCCCGAACCCCTCGTGCTCCAAGTCTACCTCGACCAGCTCGCCCACGTCTCCGAGGACCGGGCCGTCGCCGCCGTCAATCGGGCCATTGCCGAATGCCAGTTCTGGCCCGTCCCCGCCGTCGTCCGACAGTTCGCGGACGGCACCGCCAAGGACGACCTCGCCGGACGCGCCGCTCACGCCTGGGCGCGCGTAGACGAGGCCGTGCGACGGGTCGGCTCCTACGGAACCCCGGACTTCTCGGACGACCCCGACATCGCCCGCGCCGTCCACCTCTGCGGCGGATGGGTCGCCATCTGCCAGACCGACGAGGACCAGTGGGACTGGAAACGCAAGGAGTTCATGGCACACTTCGAGCGCGTCCGGCGCTCCGGCGACTCGTTCGCCTGCGAGTTGCGCGGCATCCACGGGGACACCCGGACCATCGGGGCCGGCGTCAACCCGCGACTCCTCGATGCCGCACGCAAGAACCTCACCGACAAGGAGAACGCATGAGGCGCAGATGCAAGTGTGGACGACAGAAATGGGACGACGGCCGCATGTTCGGGAGCCCGGATGGGCACACATATTGCGTCTGCGGCCGCCGCATCTGCAATAACCCAAGGCGCCACACGTGGAGGTACCACGTCCAAAGCGGACGGGGGATCTCGCTGTTGTGGGAATTTCACTACCACCCCGAACGGTTCCGAATGCCTGGCACCAACGACAAGAGGAACGCATGAGCATGAAGGCAAGCACCGTCGACGACTGCATCGGCTGTCGGCATGAACCAATGAGCCCGCTCGACCTTGAGCTTGTCGGGTCGAGAGAGGACGGTTTCAAGAAGTTGCCGTGCGAGGCACAGGCATGGAGCCGCACCCTCAAGGACGGAACGAAACAGATGCGGGTGCGGTGTTGCCCCGGGTTCTGCCTGAGAAGCGACGTCAAGGTCACCATCGCAACAAGCAGCGACTTCGGCGTGCGCAACCTGCAAGTCGCACTCGACCGCAAGACCCGGCTCCTAGAGGAGCAAAGCGCAGCCATTTCGGACTTCATTCGGAAGATCAGGCACACCCTGTACGACCCGAAAGAGGAGAGCGGCAGATGAGAGCGGCAACGACAAGGGATTGTCTCGGATGCAAGGACGGGCGCTCCCCAAGCACGATAAGGCGGATCGGTGGATCGCCGGGATCAGAAATGGCGCTGGCCTGTGGGGCGACGGCAAGCCCGGACGACACGCGACGGGGCGGCGACGGCCACTGGCGGATCACGGGATGCCCCGGATTCACCCTGGCAGACGCATACGCGAAGGAATCCCCGCTCAGGGAAGCCGTCGATGAATGCGCACCCCATCTCGGCCGCGTCGCGCACATCCTGGTCCACCACCCGCACCTCACCGAAATCTCGTGGGATCTGTCAAGCTTCGTCTGCGTCATGCGCCGCAAAGGAGACAAGAGATGAGAACCATCGACGACATCATCGACTCCATCCACACACAGGAACACGACCGGGCGCTTCCGCCCAAGCACCACGGGTTGAGCCCGGCACAGCGAGCGTTCGACCTGGCCATAGGCGTAGAAGAACAGGAGCTCGACCCCATCGAGCGCGTGCGAAAGCAGGCAGAGGAAGCCCTCGACTTCGAGATGCGCACAGCACTGACCGACGCGGCAGAAACGCACAACCTGGGCAAGCACATCCTCGACAGCATGATGGAGCGCATCCGGGCCAAGCGGGACAACAGGGCGGCCAAAGAGCCGGCCATCGGCAACAGCCGAACTGTTGATTGCTCACCGGATGCCGTCAAGGCGTCCCTAGAAGAGTGCATCGCAGCACTGAGGGCAGCAAGGGCAGCCAGGATCTCCGAGGCCAACAAGCCCGGGGACGCATGGGTCGATCAGGAGCCGTTTCATGTCGAAAAGCACATCAAGAGCATTATCATCCGAACGGGCCGCAGCGGAATCTTTCGCATCGTGGCCTGGTCATCGGTTGACGGAATCTTCTGGTGGGTGTTCCGGGTGTTCAACGGACGACAGTCGAGATGCACCGAGCCGACGCCAAAGACCTACTTCGGCAACAAGAAGTGGGGCTCCTGGATCGTCATGAACGACGAGGCCCCCGTTTCCATGATGGCAGGAGGCGTTCCGTCTGGCGATGCGGAACGGCTCAAATCGGCCATGAATGCCGAAGCCCGGGAATGGCTCAACGACGGCCTCGCCATCCTCGCGCCGAGGCCCGAATGAAACCGCCCGTGCTTTGCATCCACACCGACCATTGCCCCGCAGCAAACCATTGCCCCCACGCGACCCCCCACGAGCCCGACCGTTGGGGACCATGCACGACCCCCGCAACTTGCCTCGCCGTCTTCCTCTTGCCCATGACCGACGCCCGTTGCGTCCAACAGGAGAACCCATGAAGAAGAAACCGCGATGCCGTTGCGACCAGGCCGATTGCACCTTCGTCCGCTCCTGCTCGAAGGCCATCCCCCACAAACACAAGAAGGGATGCCCCGACTCCGAAACCCCCTGCTATCAAGGCGAAGCCCCCAACCGCACCGGCGACGAAGCCCCTAAGTCCTTCCCCATCATCCGCTACCGCCGCTGCATCCCCGTCTAGTCCACCTTCAACTTCTTCTCCACCGCACGCGGCCCCCTCCCCTCCCCTTGTCCCGATCTCGTCTGCATCCCCGGATGACTCCCCCACACCTCCTTCCGCATCGCCCCAACCTCCGCCGCCTCCGCCTGCAACCCCTCCGCAACCGCACGGGCCTCCTCCATCAACCGCTCCACCTCCGCCGTCCCCGCTCCATACTGCTCCTGCAACAACCCCTCCATCTCCTCGTCCACCGACAACCCCTCTTGAGGACCGCGCCACCACGGAAACTCCAACGCCTCGATCCCCCGCACCTCATACGCAATATCCTGCTCCGCTCGCAACCGCGCCGCCACTATCCGATCCTGCCGCTGCTCGAGCTCCACCATGTCGCGCGCGATCCGAAACCCGTCCGCCGTCCCCTTCACCAACCGCCAAGGCCACACCGGACACCGCACCCGGCGACACTTCACCACCATCCCCTCCTCCCCGCCGCGGCAATGCTGGCACATCACCCGGATCACACGCAGCAACGAGTTGTGCGTCCACGCATACTGCCGCCGTTCCCGCAACTTCTTCCGCGTTACCTCCGACCTCTCCCTCGGACGTAAATCCATCAACGGCTTGCTCAACAACTCCAACCGCCGATCCCTCTTGTCCTGTTCCATCCTTGCCCTCCCTTGGCCCGTTTTTCGTACCACCCATATCCGAGGTGCCCCCTCCGGCCTTCCTCGCGTTCTAGGCCCATCCTACGCGTCCACAGGGGCATTCGCAAGAACCGTCTCCGGTCCGGCATGGCACAAAAGAGCGCGCGCGGACAGACGGAAGTCCCGAAATGGGAGAGGGAAGAAAGGAGAAGGGACCCGTCGGGTGGGCGGGGAGTTGGTTGATGAGGCGAAGGGTTTGTGGGTCCCACCCTTCTCGCACCCCCGGGGCGGGGGTGCTGAGGCGGTCATGGCGGGGGGTAGGGGGGAGGAAAGGCCCCAAACCTAACAAACCTCTCTCTTCCCTCGTCCGTCCCCCGTCTGCCGTGTGAGGTTCGATAGGTTTGTGATTTTCCGCGCGCCCCACGGGAGGGGGTACTTCTGTCGGCCGTGTGGGGTTTGTGACTTTCGGCCGTGCGTGCCCGGTCGTTGCCTGGTGCCACGAGGTGCGGCGCTGGCCTTGAAAGGGGGGGGACTACAGGGGGGGGTTGTCTCTGTAGAGTAGTCCGATAGGACTACGGGGATAGATAACCCTTCCCTGACCGTTGAAGATCCGGGACTATTAATACATCCGGTCAGTGTCCCGGGCGCGCGAGATTTTTCCCCGGAGGTAGCCGGCAAGGACGGGGAGGCGTGTGTGGTTTGTGAGGTTTCCGGCGTGAGACAGTGGTGAGACACCGCGCACCCGCATGGGAGTAGGGCCGGACGTTCGTGAGACACTTGTGAGACACCGGCGAGACAGTCGTGAGACAACCTGTTGCCCGGTGGCCGATTCGGTTGTGGTCGGCGCACTGGCCTGCGATGCGGGTTTGCGGCGAATCGTCAACGTGCATCCACGTTTGGCACGGCGCTTGCACTATACCGGGATGCCCGCCGATGGTGGCGGTGACAAGGGGGGATGACAATGACGAAACACTTGGTGGCAGAGATCGTGAGAGAATGGGAGGCCGAGCAGTCCAGGTTGGGGGATCGGGCCGTCGAGCTGTGCGAGCAGCTCATGCGCCAGATCCGCGAGGTGCGCTCATGATCTGGTACGCCTGCGTTGGTCGCATCGCCGTGCGCCTGGATGGCCTCGTATCCCTGGACGGCATCCCCGCGGACGACCTGACCGGGTGCGAGTGGTCGGACATGGACGCGTGCGTGTCCGTGGAGGATGCGCCGGACGAGGCGGACGAGCCGCCCCCCGAGGCCGGACTGGCCGCGGTTCTGTCGCTGCCGGTGTCCACCGTGGCCTATGCTCCGGTTGGATGCCGGGTCGAGACGCGGACGGCCGATGCGGTCATTTCGTGGCCGCTCGCTCGAGGCGGGGAGAGCCGGAGCAAGCGGAAACAGGGTGCGACGGTCCCGGCATGGTCGGCGGGGTTGTTCGCCCGCGTCCGGGATGTCCGGGCGTGGTGGGAGCTGTTGGGGGCTGTTCGGTTGGTCGAGTGGCTGTGCGAGAAAGCCGGGGAGCGCGGCGGGGAGTGGTCCTGCCGTCTCCGTCCTCGCACGATGCGCAGGCTGTGTGTGTTGACGGGCGGATGCGTGGTTGTGTCTGTCCCGGGCGTTAGACTGGAGCGCGACGGGGATCGGGTCGCGGTCCGTAGACTGGCCGCGTAGGCCAAAGGGGGGATGCTATGAGAGTATTCGTTCAGAACTGGGGATCGTACAACGCGGGGGCAATCGTTGGAGACTGGCTCGACCCCGACGACTACGCGGACCGTGACGAATTCTGGGCGGCCGTGATGGCCGCGACCCGCAACGCGGATGAGGTCATGTGCGCCGACTGGGAGGACGCGCCCGTTGACTTCGGGGAGGCCCCGGATTGGGATCTCGTGTGGGCCGTCAAGGGGTGCATCGACGGGGGCATGGACCCAGACCTTATCCGGGCCTATGCCGAGCACGTCGGGGATCACTACCTGCCCCGCGAAGCGTCGGACCTGGAGGAGAAGATCGGAGACGCGTATCGCGGCGCGTTCGACTCCGTTGCGGACTACGCTGAGGAGATGACGCGGAGTTGCCAGGAGATCCCGGACTGGCTGGATTCCTACATCGACTGGGAGAAAATGGGGCGCGACATGGAATACAACGGAGACATTTCCGCCGTTGAACTGGGTGGCATGTTCTACATCTTTGACAACCACTAGGCCCGGTTTTCCGGGGCGCCCGTCTCGGTCGAGGCTGGGCGCGCCGGGCAATCGAGCCCGCATAGGGGGATGACATGAGTGCGAACAACTGGCGACTTCCGACCGATGATGACGTGGAAAGCGGCTTCTATGCGCTGACCCTGTGTCTCTCGCGCTACCGGCTTCCTGCCGGCCCGGACAACGAGTATCGGCAGGCGGACCCCGGGGAGTTCATGTTGATGGACGTTGTGACCAACTTCGCCTGCGCCCAGCCGCGCTATCGGTTCAAGCACAGGCAAAGCCGGAATTATCTGTACGTTGACATCCGGTCGGACGGGCCGGACTTGATGGTTCCTGGTGACGGCACGCCGTTTCATCTCGGCGTGTTTCCGGCAGAGTAGCACCACCCCCGCGGGGATTGCAACCGCGTGGCTAGACGCGCACGAAGCGCCGACCGGGGCAGGGCCGGGAAGGGGGGAGCATGAAATACACAGTCACAGTCAGCGATGACGGAGGGAGCGAGACGATCGAATTCGAAGCCGAATCCGATGACGAGGCAACCCAGGAGGCAGAGGACATCGCCGTCGACTGGATCGAGAATGGCGACTGGGGCGATGAGGGCGCCTTGGTCGACTGGCGGGCCTCCGTTGAGGACGAGGACGACAATACGGTCGCGGAGCTGTCCGGCACGGTCGAGATTGAGCCCGACCACGCCGCACTCATGCGGCAGGCGGGGGCCGACCCGGACTGCGAGCACGAGTGGACCGCCGACGAGGAGCACGAGGGTGGATGTCGGGAAAACCCCGGCGTCTGGTCGCTCGGCGGGACGACACTGCGCTTTGCCGACCACTGTCTGCTCTGCGGATTGCAGCGAATCCGGACCGAATACGGAAGCCAGCGCAACCCCGGGGAGGCGGACACGGTCGAGTACAGCATGCCGGATGAAGAGTAGTGCCATCCCAGCGGGGCGATTGCGTCAAACCGCGGGGACCAGACGCGCCGGTGGCGCCAAGTCCGGGCAGGGCGGACGGGGGGAAGGCATGGAACTGCGGGAATGGGCAACGCCCGATGAGAGAATGGCGGCGATCAAGGCGGAGGCGGGGCAGCGGGGATGGGGAGAGCCCACCGCATGCAGTGTCCTGACCCCGGAGCCGCACCTGAACTTCGGAACCACGCGCTGCGAGTACGGACCGGACCGCGTCGTGTGTGGCGATCCGGATGGCACCACGGCCGTGTACCAGCGGTTCGATGGCCGGTGGTTCTGCAATCGCTAGGCATTCACAGATGCCCCGGGGCGGCGGACATCCCCCCTCCGCTCCGGGGCCATTTGATTTGTAAGGGGTGGCTGTAACTTGTGTCACATGCAACCCAAACGAGCGTTTTTGGCGGAGAACGGAGCGCGAAATTGCCGAGGAGGTGAGCCATGACCCCAACCGTGAAATGCCGGCTCGGCCGGACCGTGGACTTCGACGAGTGCTACCAGCGAGGACTCAATGCTTCGTCCGGGTTCGGGTTTCGCAAGGGCGACCCGGCCGTGAAGCGCAACCCCTGCCGCAACTGCAAGTTGTGGAAGCAGCGGCGGGAGCTGTACGGGAGCGGAGCGCGGGACTTCGACGAAACGGACCGCGACCTCTTGAAGATCCTGGAAGCCTGGCCTGACCCCTTGACGGAGCACGGGATTGTGATACGGTAGGGGCACGTCGGTGCCCGGCCGGAGGCTCTTCCCGCTTGCGGGCGCCCGTAGTCCTGACTGCCCCAACGTCCCGTATGTCCATTCACGCCTCGGGGTCTCCGTGCGGGGCTCTTGTGCGAATTGGCTTGCGCGCGTGAGCGCGCGTGTCTATGCTTGTGCTGGAACTCGGGAGGAGTCGATGAGCCCCGACGACAGAGCCCCGACCGACGCACGAGGTGATAGCGTGAGCCCCGACCAAGTTTTCATCTCCGAGCGAGAATGCGAGATATGCCGAAAAGCCCACGAATCCACCATGTCCGCAATCCAGGCAAGCCTGAACTTCATGACCGAGGGCCGGGAGCGAGACAGCGAGCGGATCTCCGCCATCGACACCAAGGTGGACCTGCTGGCGGCGGACGTTCGGACCGTCAAAGAAACCCTGGCGGAGCGGCGGCAGGACACCAACACGATTGTACGGCTCGTCATCAAGTTCCTGCCGTACATCCTGCTTGCGTTGGGGATTGGCGGCGGCGTCGCGTACAAGGGCAGCTCGTCGCCCGATCCGGTGCAGATTCAGCAGGTGGTCGAGGATACCCTCAAAGCCCTTGACAGACAGCCCTAGCCGTTGACGGCCTTCTTCCAGTAGCCGTACAGTTCCACGCGCGGGCGAAGGAACGCGGTTGCCAGCATGTTGAGCAGGCGGTCGAGCGCCACGCGCTGGGCCACCGTCACCGCAAGAACCGGGTTCTTGTAGGGGCTCATGGCGGCAATGACGATGGTCTGCTCGGGGGGGTAGGTGCGGTCCAGTTCCGGGTCGCGCATGAAGTCCGAGCCGTTGATCCCCGGGTCGAGGAACTGCACCACCTGGCCTTCCTGGTCAATGGCGAAGTGTGGGACCGAGGAAGGAGGGCATTGCTCAGGACCTGGCCACCAGCCCCACGACTTCGCTTCTTTCGCGTCCACCATGCCGTACTGCGGCCAAACCACCCGGATCATGGTGACTCGCGACATCCTGTGTCTGCGGGCCGGCAGATCGGCCGGGCAGAAGCACCCCGAAATGCCGGTCCACTGGCTCGCGTTGTCGAAGAGGGAGAGATAGCGCTCCATCCCGCGCTCGACGCGATCCCCGACCTTGTAGCCCGGGGGAGGCGTGCCGCGGTTGTCGCCCCGCACATCCACGGGCGGCGGTGTTTGGAGTTTCGGCTCTTCTTCGGTCTTTCGTCGTCGGATCATTCCTGCTCCTCCTGTAGCGGCTCCCCGACCATCAGTATGTTCGGTTTGCCGGTGTCCTCTCCGCGTCGAGCCTTCGCCCGGATGGGGGCCTCGGGCTTCTGCGTCGTCTGTTCAAGGAACCGCTGCACCTTGCGGTCGGTCCTGTCTTCGGCCGCGTACCTGCGGACGTGCTGCTTGAACGGGATTTCCGCCTCGGCCTTCGCTGCGTCGGCCACCTGCTGCATCGTGACCATGCGCCCCCCGCGCACGGAGTCGGGAGAAAACCCGAAGTTGAGCGCCACATTCAGCGGCTCGTAGACGTACTCAAGCGCCGCCTTGTCCAGCACCTCGTAGGGCACATCGGACTTCTTTGCCGCCCTCGGGAACTCCTGGTCGGTCAAGACGTACTCCATGACTTCGGCCATGCGATAGGCCACGTCCGTCTTTGCGACCTCGCAGACATGCTCGATGTCCTCGGCACGGAACCACAGCTCAGATGCCGGCTGGGTCCTGTACGCGTGCAGTGCACCGGCCCGGAACGTGTCGAGCATCCCGTCGCCGCGCTCCGTCAGTCGCTTGTAGAGGGCGTTGGCCCGCTGCAACCGGGCCTCGTCCCGCTCCACGTCCCGCCACGCCTCGCCGCCGGAGACGATGTTGGCGGTCCCCTTGCGTGCCGCCTTTGTCTGCCTGGCTTCAAGGTGCGCCGAGAAGTCGTCCAGGACCGCAAGCGCCGGCCGGTGCATCTCCTGCTTGGCATACCCGATTGCCGACCGCGTGCTCGCCGGGCGTTCCCCTCGTGCCTCCGCCTGTGCGCGCTGGGACTTTGCATACTCCTCGGGTTGGAGCAGGCGGTAGGCTGCCGCTGCCTCGCCGCCTGGAACGACCCGCATCCCGACCATCCTGGCAATCCCGGCCATCACCCCCGCCACGGGCTGTTCGGGCTTTCTAGGCCCCTCCACGGCCTCCACAAGCGGTGCATACGATGAGGGCACGCTGTACCCCGCCGGCAACGGGCCGGTTTCGAGCACCCCACGGTCGGAATCCCCCCACGCGTGCCCGGCAAAGGCCCGGAGAAGCGCGGCCGGAGACGTGCCCGGCTCGACCTTCGCCCATTGCGACATGAGGAGTTGGAGCGCCTTCATGCCGCCAGACGCAGAGGGCTCCACCAGCGGTGGGCCTCCGGGCTTGTAGTGATCCTTGAGCGGGAACATGGAACGGGGCGTTCCGCCTTCCGCCGTGGCGAGCTGCGACGCCTCCAGCAGAGCGGTCGTCGCTGGAGCGGACAGCGGGTTTACCATGTCCAGGTTGACAGAGAACGGTTGCAGGAACGACGCGTCGAGCGCGCCGAACATGCGCATGGTCTCCCCCTCCGCTCCCGTGAACTCCGTTTCCGTGAACGGCAGGCCGAGTTGCCACGGGGGACTGGCCTTCTCGAACTGGCGCAGGGTCTCCCGGTCCTTTTCGTCCCGGTCCCATTGCATGGAGTGCAGGTTGGTGTTGGCAAAGACCTCGTAGAGCCCCCTGAAGGCCATTGCTTGGGCCGGGTTCTGGAGGAAGAAGCCCGCCACCCTCGGGATCATCTGCGAGGACCACGTGATGTAGATGGGGCCGAACGGTGTCTTGCTGAGGGCGTCCACGATCTTCGGCTTGTCGTTGTAGTCCACGAACGCCTTGATCGTCTCGTCGAGGATGACCGATGCCCGCTCTCCATCGACGTGCTTCCATGCCTCGGCAAACACCTCGTCGTATGCCTGCGACATGGCCTCGTCCGCGACCTGCCTGGAGTAACCCTTCCCCTTGCGCTTGCGGGCGGCCTTGTACGCCTGCTTCCATGCGGCGTCTGCAATTCGGCCGGCCGTCCCGAGAATGACCTCCTCGTTCGCCCAGAACAGGAAGGGGTTGTTCCCCATCGGGCGCACGCCGTACTTCTTCGCCACGGCAAGCAGATGGTTCATGTACTCGGGGACGACGGCGACCTCCTTGGCGAGCTTCTGCGTGAGCAGGGCGACGCGGGCACCGAAGTCCGTCATTCCCCGCTGATGGGAGAGGAACTTCGCGAGCGCCGTGCGCCCCGGAGCCGCGGTCAAAGCTGCGGCCGTCTTGACGAACAGCATCCCGATGCGCGCGACCTGGGCCGGTCCGTTCTTCCCGGCGAGCTCTCCGTTGAAGTCGCGCCGGAACCTGGACCACAACTGCGACGACTGCGCCCGAATCCCGCGCCTGGCCGCCTGCTCCCCGACCCCAAAGGCCGTTTCCGTCAGCGGGCCGCCAGCCTGCCCCTCTGCCATGAGTGGCCGCGTGATCGGGTTGTCCGTCTCTGCGAGCTGCATGGCGATGCTCCAGGCCCTGGAGTGCGGCATGAGCCCGGCAACCGGACCGAGGATCGCCCAGTTCGACACCATGTCCCGCGTCCACGGGGCGATCTGGTAGACGATCTGGTTCCCCTTGATCCAGGAGGTGAACCCGGCCATGCTCTGCACGAAGTCCGATTGTGTGAGCGCCGGTCCCGCGATGTGCTCGAGGGCGTACTGCGTCTGCCGGTTGACGACGATGCCCTGCTTCCAGGGCGCGGTCTTCGGATCGCCCAACCCCTTCAGTATCGGCTCGTCGAAGCCGGCCGCCTTCAGGTGCGGGGCCAGCCGCTCGCGAAGCTCCGGCGGTAGAATGACGGCATCGGTCTGCCGCAACAGGTCCATGACCATCGACAGCCGGGCCGCGGGGTCCACGGTGTGCATCACGTTGCCGATCCGGTCGGAAAGGAACTTCGTCGCCTCGGCCGACAAGGTTTTGCCGGCCACGAGATCCGAGATGATGGTCCCGGCGTAGGCCCCCATCGAGCGCATCGACCCGACCATATCGGCCAGGTTGTTCGACATGACGGTGATTGCGAACGACGCCGCATCCGCAGCGGCCCCGGTCTCATACACGCGCTTGAACAGTTCCTCGCCCGTCTTTCCCGGCAGCCGTGTCTCCGCGAGATACTGTCTTTGTCTCAACGCACGGCCGCCCGGCAGGTTCTTCGCCTCAACTCCGGCAATCACCGGGTCCATCTCCAGGGAATGGAGCGCCTGTCGGGTCTGCGGCCCCTGTGTCGGCCCCTCGACCTTCGGAAGCGCCTCTCGTCCGATGGCTCCCCGCTCGATCTCCTGGATGAATGCGGCCCGCACGTCGGTCGGAATGCCGGTCCACTTCGGATCTTCGGCGGCAAACCGGCGCAACGCGCCCAGGAAGCCGCTTGCACGCCGCGCCTCCGGCAGCACCAGGCGCGGTGCGTACTGAAGCCCCATCTTGCCCAGCGACTCAATCGGGATGAGCCCCTGCTCTGCCAGCTTCAGGCCGGCCTCGAAGCGATAGCGCGCCCGGTCTTCGACCCGCTTGCCCATCCCCTTGAACACGTCCACCATCGACATGCTGGATGACGCCCCCCCGGCAGTCGCGTAGGATACGGCGGCATCCTTCGGGATGGCGGGGTCCAGGTACATCTTCGGGTGCAGCTGCCGCAGCGTTTCCAGTGCAATCGAGTGTCGCGCCCACGTCCCGCCGGGCAACGACTTGAGCAGCGGCGAGTTCTTGAGGAGCGCGTTGTAGAAGGACATGAGTTGTCCGGCCTCGACGCCAGCGACCTTGCCGGGAATCTGCCCGAGCGCCCAGTCGGTCGCCAGTGCGAATTGCACGGCCTCGGGCGCAACCCCCGTGATCTCCGGGAGTTCAAGCGCCTGCGTGTAGTACCGCCGCGTCGCCCCCGTGTCTGCCAACTGCTCCCCCAGGAAGTTCCGAAGTGCCTTGTCTGGCTTCTTCGCCCGGGTCCGCTTCACTTCTCCGGCCGGTCCCCACACGGAGTACTTGGCGTCGTACCCGGTTGCCCCCTTCACCACGGACGGGCGCACCTGATAGGAAGTACCCTCCCACTCGAAGTGCCGGACGCCTCCCTCTCCGACGCGAAGTTCGGGAATCCGCATCGTCGGGCCAGCGACCATTCCATCAGGAGTCCAGGCGGCTCCGGCCGCAACCCGGCCCTGGTGCGCTACCCGGTCCATCTCCCACACGAGCCACTTGTATGCGAACTGCCCCTCGGTCATCCGGTGGCGGGCCGCTCCCTCCGAAACCATCCGCTCGAAGTCTGGCGGCAGGACGATCTTCGGCTTGTAGGCGTCCATCTCCCGCACGAGTGCGTTGTGAACGACCCCCTGGATGTCGATGCCCTCCTTGGCCGCCTGCGCTTCCATCGCCGCCAGGTCGTACTCGACCTTGCCGATCTTCAGCTTGCCGCCGGCACCCCGGGCGCCCTCGATGGCCTGTTCCGCAACGCGGCCATACGGTCGCGCAACATCCCACGCCGCCGTCCCGGCGAACTGCCCGATGCCCTGCTCCATGTGGCTCGCCCAAATCCGGGCAGTCTCCAGCGGCACTCCGGACCGCACAAGGCTCTCTACGACCGCGCGCAATAGAGCATCCATCTGAGCGGCCTTGCGGTGTCCCCGGTTCTTGGCGTCGGCCACGAATGACTGCATGTCGGCGGACAGTTGCTGCTTGCTGGGTGGGTACAGCCACCGCTTGAGCCAGGGGCCGAGCGTCGGGTCTGCCGCCATTCTCGACGTGCTGGCCTCCAGCGCGGCCCGGTACTGGTCTACCTGTCCCAACTGCTTCAACTCCGCATCCAGCACGCCGCGAATCGCCACGTCCTCTGCTGAATCCGTGAGCGTCTTCAGTGCCTCGTTGATCGCGGCGATGCGCTCCGCCACGGGACCAGTGTCCGGCTGTGCATCCTTCAGCCACTCCTCGTTCGAGACGGTGAGTTTCTTCGCCCGGTAGGCACGCAGGGGTCGGCCGGCCAGATCCGCCGCCGCACCTGCCCCCTTCAGGAGGTTGCGGAACCGCATCGCCTTCTTGTAGGCGGCGCTTCCCTTCTTCTGCCCTGCCATGATCGCGGCCAGGGCTCCGTCCGTGCGGACGCGATGCAGGTTTATCGCCGCCCCGCCGACGCGGAAGCACCCATCCAGCAGGGCAAACGCCGTCAGGGCGATGCCCACCGGGTCGTGTTCGGCCTCCAACTTCCACCGGGCGAACTCCCGATCCGTCATCGTGGGCAACCCGACCGCCTTCATGCCGCCGAGCGCCGTGTCGCGAAACAGTCCCCACGTCCCGTCGATGCCCGCGACCAAGCCGTCCTGTGCGGCCTGCTGTTTCTTCTGAAAGTCCAGGTCCGCCTGATGTCCGGCCCCGGCCGCCTTGTCGCCAAGGTACTCCAGTCCCCACTTCGTCTGGTTCGCGAAGTAGGTCACAGCGGAGAAGTAGAACTGGAGGATGCCGACTGCCGTCCGTCCGGCGGACTGCGGGACGTTGCCCATCGCCTCAAGGAACGACGCGTCCCGGATGACCTCGCGCTCGGAGTGTGCCTGCATGAGCTGCTGTGCGAGGGCGTAGTCCTTGTTCTTGGCCGCCCATTCGGCCCGGATGATGATGTCCCCGAGGTTCGCTTCCTGGCTCCACTGCCGCCAGTACTCCGGGTCCTCCGCAAACGACGCTGGGATGATTACGCCCTTCTCGTCCCTCTCGATCTCCAGCATGTTCCCAAGGTCGGGCGATTTCCGCACGGCGTCGTCGAGCCAAGCCATCGCACGAGACCTCGCGATCTGCAACTCGGCATCCGCAGCCTCCGGCGTCATCCCGTCGAATCCGTATGGGGTCTTCAAGAGGAAGACCCGCCGGATCTCCGGGCTCTCCAGGACCTGCTCAAGCCCCAGGTCTGCCCGTGCGCGTTCGGCCAGCGAAAGCAGGAAGATGCTCTGATCGGGAGGAAGTGTGCTTTTCCCCGTGAACTGCTTGAACCTCTCAAAGTCAAACCCGTAGAGCCTGCCCTGCTCCCGGGTTGCCCCCTCGTTGACGGAGAGGCGGGTCAACCGCTGAATCCCCCGGCTCGTGCGGTCGGGGTTCAGGCCGTTGATGTTCAGGCCCCAGGCCATCGACGCGACTGCGGGGTGCAGAAGGCCGACCTTGACTTCCGGGGCCGGCGGCTTGGGTTGCCCCTGGTCGAGCCCGGCCTCGGCGGTGCCGATGCCCTTGAACTGCGCGGCGGCTGCCACGTCGTCCCACATGCGGGCTTCCGGGTTGGTGCCAAGAAGCTCCTCCTGTCTAGCCCCCTGCCACACGGACAGCCTGCGCTTCATGCTTTCGCGCGTCGCCCCTACGCCAAGCGCCGTCTCTGCCGACAGGTCCCCGTACTGCAACAGCCGCTTCGACCGCTCCACTTCCGACAGGCCCGGCTGGTCCGGGTCCATCCAGGGGAGATACTTCTCCAGGGCGATGCCGCCGTAAAACGCACGCTTCGATGCAACCCTTTTTCCCGCGAGCGCGTCGAGTCGGTCCTTGTCGATCAACTCACCGCGGATTGCCACCTTGCCCGGCGGCACCGTCTCGTCCGCCACGGGCTCGGGCTCCTCGCTTGCGAGCACGGGAAGCCTGCGAGCCGGACGGGTGGGCGGGGTCGCGGCCTCGCGCCCGATGCGCTCCAACTCCTCAATGGGGATGTCGAGTTCGGGGATGCTTGGCGGCCCGACCGGAAGGCCGATACTCAGCGGCTCCGGCATGTACGCCTGCGCACGCCCGGAAATCGCCTCTTCCTGGCCGCGAAGCATCTCGTCCAGGGGGTCGGGGAAAAGGCCGTCCTGGGGCATCCTGGGCTTCACAGGGGCCATGTCCACGAAGCTCCGCATGTAGTCCGTGTTCTCGTCCGGCAGACGGAGTTGATCCTGCGGCGTCCCGATAAACGCGGACAGGTCCATGTAGTCGTCGGCTTTCCTTGGCATCAGAACCCGCCGTTCAGCCCGGAGGCATCAATCCCCTCAAGTTGATCAAGCTCAAGCTGCATCTTGTTGAGTCGCTGAATGTCCAGGGGGGACACGCCCCCGCCCATCCCGAATCGCGACAAAACGGTGCCACGCTTCTCTTCCCTCTCCATCTGCTTCTGAAGGGCGTAGATGTCCGATTCGAGTTGCCGCTTTCGCTTCTTGCGCTTCTCGTACTCGGCCGTCCGCCGTTGCCGCTCCTTCTCCATCTCCTCGCGCTCCAGCCTGTCCGCCCCGGGCTCCCCGACCGTTGCGGGGGCCACGCCCTCTTTCAGGGTTTCCGCCTTCGGTGCGCCGGCACCCCTGGCCGCCTCCAGGGTGAGCGCCCTCATGCTCGGAAGTTCTGTTGCGATGTCCACCTTCTCGCCGCGGGCAATGCGCGTCTTGACGGACTCAACCAGAGGCGCGTACCCCATCGCATCAAGCGTCTGCATCCAGATCCCCGACTTCACTTCCTGCGGGAGCCGGTCGAACTCCTGCATGACGCGCGTGGCAGACAGTTCTCCCTTCTTGATCTCGCCAGGCGTGAGGATGCTCTGTGCGACGTAGCCGCCCTTCTCGTCAAGCCCGTAGTGGACGCTACCCTTGGCGATGTCGCCAAGGAAGGTGTCGAACGCGTCGGCAAACTTCTCTTCCTGCGACTTCCCCGCCCCCTTCTTGCGGGCCTTGCTCCAGCTCAACTTCTGGGTCTCCCGGAACTGGTCGTTCGCCTGCCGCAACTTCGCCCATCCGAGCGCATTGCGGTCCCACTCGATGGCCGGCTTCTGCTCCCCGATCCACGCGGTACGGGCGGCAAGATTCTCCATCTCCGGCTCGAACCTCGCATATTGCAAGTCCGTGCGCCGTTGGCGTTCCCTGGCCGACGAGAGTTGGTTGATCGACCGGGCCTGTAGATTCTCCATCTGCGGACCCAGCATGGCCTGCTTCATGTCCAGGGCCCGGTTCTCCGCTGCGATGTCGGCGTACCGCTGCGCAGTCGCCGCAGCCTGCGCAGCCAGTTCCGCCTTCCGGAACCGGGGGTCCATTGCCTCAACGCGCAGTCGCCCGCCCGGAGCAAGCCCGGCCTCGAGCTCCGCCTGCTTGTCGGCAAGTGCGAGCCGGGTCTGCTGGTCGAAGTACGCGGGCCAAAACGCCTTCTCGAACCGCTGCCTGTCCGTCTCAATCGGGGTCGGCTTGTAGGGCATGGCTCCCTCCTACCAGTTGGAATAGGGGTCGTACTGCCCGAGCATCCACCCGAGAAACCGCGTGTCGCTCATGGGCACGCCCTCGCTGCGCAGCATCCGCGTCCAGTCCGTGGCCTGCGCGTGGATGTCCGCCATGACCTGCTGCTTCTGGAGGTCTGCGAGCTGCTTCTGGATGTCGGCCTGCATCTGGGCGATCTTCTCCTGGGAGGCAAAGCCGGCCTTGGCCTTGGCCGCCTCCAGCGCCTGCCACTTGTCCTGAAGCGCCAGCGTGGCCCGCTGCTTCATGAGGTCGTTTGCGGCACGTCCCATCTCGGCCGTCTGTCCGCGGGCAAGCATCGCCATGTCGCCCATCCACTGGCCAGACACGGGAGCCCCGGCGGCGGCGGCCTGCTGGCTCATCTTGTAGCGGTTGCTGGAGAACTGCCGGTTGATGTCTCCCGTCATCCCCTGCCACATGTCGTTCCAGTACTTGTCGTCCAGGCCGTAGTTCTTCTTGCTCCCGGACGCGTACTCGTCAAACAGGCTACCGTTCTGGTTCTGAGGCATCTGTCACCTCCCGATCAGTGAGCGCAACCACGACGGAAGCGCCCGCAGTTTCTCGGTTGCAGGCCGGCGGTCCTCCCGGATGTGCCCGGGCAGATAGTCGAGCCGCGGCATCATGCTGTCCCACAGGTCCGACTCCGCATCCCCATTCTTCTTGCTGGAGCTCCGGTTGTCAACTCCGGACAGGCGCTTTCCTGTGAACGCAGACTTCGGCTTGTATTCCTGTCCCGGCATCACTCCACCTCCACCAGCGCCTTGCAGTCGATGGAACACCCCCACGACACCAGCGACACCGGGGGAATGGCCCCCGCAACCCCCTGGAAGTTCAACTTCTCGTTGCCCCCTTGCTGCACGGCCAGGCCGTTGACCGTCGCAACAGGAACAGCGGAAGTCAGGCCGGCGCTTGCCGTGGCCGCCGCACCCGCCGAGTAGTTTGCCACGATCTGCACGTCGAGTTGCCCGGCAGGACCGCCACCCCAGGTTGACCAGAAGCGAACAGCCTCTATGGTGCAGGCAAACGGCAGCGACACTTCGAAGACTCCGGGGACCGGCGTGTTGTACTGGACCGGAAAGTTGATGGTGAACCGGCAGTACGGCGTCCCGATGTCCAGGCTGTCCAGGAAGTCGCTGTTCAGGAACCGCTTGAGCGCAACAAACATGTCGTTCAGTTCCTGCGCCTCGGCAAGATCGTAGGCAACCTGGCTGTGCGGGAGTTTTAGTTTCACGATGCCTCCAGCAACGAGGTTGCGCGCACGACGGCGCTTGCCCTGCACAGGTTCGTCACCGCAAGCGAGGTGAGCCGGACAGACAGGACATCGCCGGCCACCAAAGAGGCAGGAGCAAGCGCACCGCTTCCAACCCACACCCCGGACGCAACAACCGGGACGGACACGACCAGGGCGCCGTTCTTGAGAAGGTCCATCGTCACCCCGCCGGCGGCAAACTCCGCCGTGCACCGGAACAGCACGAGAGACACGGCATTCGGAGACCGCCATTCCACGAGAGACGGGATGCTTACCACCCCGGAAAGGGCCGGGGATCGACGGAAGTTGGTGCATCCGAACATGTCGGCACGGACAACCTTGTTCGGCAATGTGCTTGCATCGAGCTTCGTCTCGTTCACGAAGTCGGCAATCGCGTAGAAGTTCGCCATGACCTTCGCAGCGTCGGCGGTCTGTCCGTTGGTGAACGTCGGGTATGGAAGGGTCAGCGCCATGTCAGGCCACCACCTCCGCCTTGAGCACGCACGTCATCGCCACACACAGGCCGTCAATAGACGGGCCGCCAGACACCCGAGTCAGGCCCGTAGTGTACAGATTCAGGAGGGTTCCGGCCACGTGGTTCTTGCCGCCAAGAATCTCCAGTTGCAGTCGCAGCGGCGTCTTGCAGGCCGAGGAGCCGTCCAACCACTTGCTGCCAACGACGGCACCGGAGCTGTTGCGTATCTCCAGTTGCCCGGTCAACTGCGGATTCCCGCTCACCCACAGCCACACCGACTGCTGCACCATCTCTCCGAAAACCGGCACCTCGACCGAAAGCAGCGTCATCGCCGTTCCGTCGCTCAACATCTTTGCAGACGCCTGAAGGACAAGCGGGGACTTCAGCACAAAGGTCTTGCTCGCCTGGAGGTTGTTGTTGATGTGGGCCGCGATGGCGGTGAAGTTGGCCGTGATCCTCGACGCGTCTCCGGCGGCATCGAACTCCAGCGGGTATGGGTACTCGAACACGTCTGTCATGCGTAGTTCCCCACGTCCGTACTGAGGGCGTTGATGATGAAAGCCCCGCCCGGCATTCGGTTGCCGATGCAGGCACAACTGGCCGCCGGGCAATGCAGTTCCAGGCCACCACCCCCGTCATCCACAAAGTAGTTCCACCCCGCAAACCCGTGCGTCTCGTTCATGAAGAGGCCCTTGGCCCCGCTCGCCGTGCCCGTAAAGTGGCACCCGATGATGGTTGCCGCCAAGCCTCCAGTCAGGATCGACACCCCGTTGTAGCAGGAGCTGAACCGGAGGTCGTCGAGAGCCGCCTGGGCGCCGGTCACCGTGATTACCCCCTCCGTCGTCCGCGGACCTGCCGCGTCTCCCGCGATACACAGATGCCGGACGTGCGCCCGTGCTCCTGTGACGCGCATGATCTTCTCGTTCTTGAACTGGAGGATCGTCTTCCACCCGCAGCCGACAATCCACACGTCGGCCGGCACGTCGAGGTCGTCGTAGAACGTCCATGTCCCCTCGGGAAGAAGGAGCGCACCGCCGGCCGGCATCTTACCGAGGAACTTCTGCAAGCTGTCCCGCGGGCGCAGGGTATGGACTGGCCGCTGCGTAAGGGCCTGCATCTGGTCCTGGACCTGGGGCGGATAGAGATGCCTGGCGACGGCCTCGCGTCTCATGTCGGCCCTCCGCTTGCACCCTCGTCCCGATAGAGCAGATGAATGCCGCGCAGCAACGCCCTGGTTAGGCCAAAGCCGTACACGGCAAACCTCACAAACCTACTCTTGTGGTTCACGTCGATGCGCGTCACATAGCCGTCTCTCCTGCCGTACCTCAGCGTCCCGTGCACCCCCCCCGTTGCCGACCACACGGTTGCGTTCCAGACGTAGTGAACCGGGGGGTCTGTCTGCAACGCCGCATATACCTTGTCCGGGTAGGGGGCCTTGCGGGCCTCCACCACGTCCGTCTCGCCAAACCAGTTCGTCTCCGCGCTCCACAAGTAGATCTTGTGTTCCGACGCAACACCCCACGTCCCGCCCCGGTCATGGTACGCACCGTTCGGTGCCCGGCGCCAGTTCATCTCGATCCCGACAACCGACACGTCGCGGGCACGCTGGACGAGGAGCGGCTTTGAAACCATGAGGATCGGCGTTCTCGTGCGCGCCGAGATCGGAAGGGTCGGGGAGCCAGGATCTGGGATCTTCCGCAGCACGCCGCCGCCCTGCGTCCACTCCATGAGCACGTCCGAATAGGCGTTCTCGTCCCACCCGAAGCACAGAACCGTGTCTCCGACAGGAAGGACGATCCTGTATCCCGAGCAGAAACAGGACAGGGCTGGGGTCTTCACGCTGTACGCGTGCGGGGCCGCCGTGCCATAGGGCCAGGTCTTCAGAACAAGGGTCGTCGCCGCAACGGATTCGACCCTGGCCGACAGGCCCGTTGCGATGTCCGTGAACACGTCGTTCTTGGCCACGCCCGCCGCAACGAAACCGGCCCCGGCGTCCGCGATCGTCCTTGAGCTCGACGAGGCCCCGGTAAGCGTGCCGGTTGCCCTTGTGGTGGCGTGGTTGGTCTTTCCCGCGTAGTCCCGCTCGCCGGTCGCAAGCCACCACCCGCCCGTTGCCAGGGACAGCACCAGCGCGAAATGGAACTCCCCGGTCGACCTCCGCTTCACCGGGAACCACACCTCCCGCCTCGATGCCACGTAGGCCGCCTGGCCGAAGGTGCGCTCCAGGTGCATCGGGGCACCAACGTCGTCCATGTCCCCGAGGCTTACCGGCAGCATGTAGGACGGGTCGAACAGGAACTCGATGGGTTCGGACAACTTCTCCGTGCGGCTCCCGTCCGTGATGTAGATGCCGGACGAGTGAGCAAACAGAACGCCCTCGGGGGCCACGGCAAACGACCCCTTGCTCGCACACCCGACGCCGGACACGACTTGGCGGAACGAGAACTCCTCGTCGTACTGGCCAGACATCGCCCACACGTCGTTTTCCGTGAAGACGAACAGTTGGCCGTTCCATGAAGCAAGCGCCGTGATCTCGTAGTGCGTCCCGAGCTGCCGCATGTTCGGGAACCGGATTGCGAACGGGTCCAGCGGATCGGTCCAGACGATGCTCTGCTTGCCGAGATAGCAGATCGTCCGGTTGTCCGCATCGACGTTGGCCCCATCCACGGCGGTCTGATTCGCGGGAACCTCCTGGTCGTAAATGACCTTCTGTCCCTCGTCAAAGCCGGCATAGAAGATCCGGTTCAGGTGTGAGCAGAGGATGCGCCCGGAGAACTGCCCGGAGACGTAGGGCCAGTTGTCGCTGTCGGTCCCCGCACGCCACTGCACCGTTCCGTAGTAGAAGTTCTCCAGTTGCGCCATTGCCAGGGCCGTCGGGTTGTAGATGCCCGTCTTGTCGCCGGCGATGACACCGACGCCGCCCCCGCTGCTGTTGGAGAAGAACATGCGCTTCCCGAAGGAGGCACACCCCCACGGGCTCTCCCCCTCAATGTCCTGCGTGGAAATCCCGGGGGCATCGGCAGAGATGGATGCGTGAAGAACACGCCCTTGCGTGTCCACGATCAGCAGGTACTGGTAGTCCTCGTCCGTGATCCCGATGGCGGCGCACAACAGGAAGTCCTTGAAGCGGAAGACGTTGGCGCAACGGAACCGCACCGTCGTCGTGGCCCCGGGCTTGTGGATGACGGCACTACCTGGCCGCTGCTCCCATCCGGTAGGGGTCGGAGCAATGTTGACGAGGAGTTCCCATGGGTTGTCGCTGTCCGAGCGGGCATCCATGCCGGTCGGCTTGTAGATCGGAACAACGGTCGCCTCGATTCCGATGGGCATCTTCTAGTCCCATTCCGTCTCTGTCCGTATCCCCGGCGGCTCCTGAAGCGTCGCGCGCAGGGCCGGAATCGCCTCATTCCATAGTTCGTCTTCCCTGCGGGCAAAGCGGTTGCCCCGCTCCCCCATCATCTCCGTCGCAATCCGCACGGCCCCGTACACCACAAGGTCGTGGAGGTGCGGAAACCGGCCGCCGAGCAGGTTGTCGCTCGTGGCCGTGTATGTCGTGGCCTGCCGGATGAGCCGCACCAGAACGTAGGTTGCCGACTGCACAGGCCCCGACCCGGACCGCAGGATCAGGTTGTTGTTGCCGTCGTAGGTGTAGCAGAGACGGGCGTCCGTGCTGCGATAGAGCCCGTCGCTGTCGCTCTCCAGGTCCACGAGGTGTGCCGGCCGGATCTTGATGGGCCGGTTCGCGTCGGCAATCGCGCCCGCGTTGGGGAGTTGGTATGCGGACAAGACGAGCAGCACGTCGTTCTCTCCCACACCCTTGAGCGTCTTGCTGAGCTCGCCGGCAGCAAACGAGATGTACTTGTCCTCGCTGCACGCCTGGGGCGCGATGTTGGCGAGTTTCGTCCACGCGAGCCGCGTGGCGGCGTTGAGCAACAGCATCGTGTTCGTGCTGTTGTAGGTGTCGGAGGTGTCCTTCTCCCCGAGCAACAGCCGCATGAGGGTCTGTGCTTGTGCCACCGTCATCAGACCACCCTCCTGTCGGACGGCCTCGTGGTGATGTACCGGGCCACTTCACGGGACAGTCCAGCGGAGTAGTCCGACAACTCCTTGCGCTCGCCCGCCTTTAGCGCCTTCCGTTCTGCCAGATATTGCGAGTACCAGTGCGGCCGTTGCTTGTCCATCGCGTGCAGGCGCTCGAACACACGTCCATCGAGTTCGCGGTACGACCCGTCGTCGTTCACGACCATGAACAGGTGTTGCAGCATCAACCCATCCGGGCCGTTCGGTCGGTCGTCCTCGCACGCGATCTGCCACCGCTGCTTCTGGTTGTCCCACCGGACGACGAGCTTGTCATCGTAGGTCTTCAGCTCCCGGACGAAGGAGGCGGGCGGGCGACGCTCGTTGTGCCCTGGTCCACACCACCTCGCCTCCATCGCCCGTGCGCTGTCCATGACTACCCCCGCTCGGGGAACAGGATGCGGAAGGTCCTCGCCACCGTCTGTGCCCCGCTCACGACGAAGCGAACCCAGTTTCCACCGACAGGCCAGTCCCGCGGGACGACCGACACCTCATTGCCGCCCGTCGAGACAGTGGTCGCGATGGGAACCCAGTTGGTGTCGTAGGACGCGGCCAGCACGGGGTTGGTCACGTCGGCAGGCGACGGCGGCTCCCCCGTGTAGACCTCGATGGTCACGGTATGTCCGGGGGCCTCCAGCGGCGGGATGTGGGCCAGGATTCCCTTCACGTTGTCAGGAATGAACGAGGCGGACGACTTCTGGTTGTCCGTCGCAACGGTCAGTTTCAGGATTCTGCTTGCCATCGCGGCCTCCCTACAGCTTCTGGTCCACCACCACGTCGGCTCCCACGAGCGACACGTCGCACGCCACGTTGTTTGCCGTCGTGGTGTCGATGAGGATGTAGTACTCCGTGTCGGCCGCCACGGTCACGGCAAGCGCCGCCTCGCTCAATACCGACAGCACTCCGTCTGCCTCTGCGGCCCCGGTGGTATCCCCGGCTCCGAGCGCGGTCAGCGTTGCGCCGCCGGCCAGGCTTGCTGCCGAATAGAGGCGGGACGTGACGGTCGTCGTGTTGGGTATGGCAGCGGCCCCGTACCCCCCGGTCACGGTGTATCCCTGGATGATGTCGCCGGTCTTCAGTCCGCTCAACCGAACAGCTGTCAGTGCGTTGGTCAGGTTCTGCGGACAGAACACCCCAAGCGGGGCGGTGACGCAAGCTCCCGCCAGGGTTGGCGTGAAATGCAACGTCTGCGTGAGCCTGTACCCGGTCGCCGTTACGAGGTTCCCCGCTCCATTGACCGACCAGATCACGGCATTGGAGTCGTTGCGGATCTCGACGGCGGTTGCCGTGGTGTCCGTTCCGAGTCGAAGGATCGTCTGGTCGTTCACGTCGGTGTTGTCGATGTAGAAATCCCCGGTTGCGGTCGTGCAAACCGTGTCGGTTCCGTCGTGAACGCAGGAATAGTCCTGCCCCTCCCCGATGGCGAACGCCACGCTGTCTTCATCCAGGTAGACAGCCGACGTATGGTCATCTGCGAGATACACGAGGCCGTCCGTTCCGGGGGCGGTTGCGTTGCCGCCCCGGATGTAGACGTTGCCGCCGTTGCCGCTGGTTCCTGCGCCTCCGGCGACTCCGGCCGCACCGCCGTAGACCCGGGTGTTTCCTCCGGCCCCGGAAGCGACTGCCGCACCGCCGGCCCCGCCGGTGCCGCCAACGAGCCAGGTGATGCCGCCAGCTCCTGCGGTGCCAGCACCGGCAGCAGAACCGGCCCCGCCGGCACCAGCCTCAATGCTGGCTGATCCGCCCGTGCCTGCGTTCAGCAGACCGGCCGCTGCGCCTCCGGCCCCGCCAAAGACGTAGCCGATTCCGCCGGTACCGCCGCCAACCAGACTTGCAGTACCGCCGATTCCCCCGGACAGATAGGTGTCCCGGCCTGGCGAATCGACCCCGGAGTCCGCATTCTGGACCACCAGCGAGCCGGTCGCGTTCAGCAGGTAGGAGTTCGTGCCGTTGTGGTAGTACTTGCAGTCTGCCGAGGCGCCGACGACAACCCCATTCGTGTCGGAGTCGATGTCAACACCCCCGGTCACGTCGAGGTTGCCGATGATGTCGGCCTGCCCGGACCCGAGAACCGTGAACTGCGCCACATCCGAGTTGTTCCTGATTTCCACCCCGGTCGCTGCGGTGTCGGTTCCAAGCCGCAACACGGTCTGATCGTTCGTGTCCGTGTTGTCCAGGAAGAAGTCTCCCGTCGCCGTGGTGCAGGTCGTGTCCGTGCCGTCATGGACACAGGCATAGTCGCCGGACGCGCCGAGCGCATAGGAGTAGTTGTCTCGGTCGATGGACACGCCGGAACTTGCCGTCACGAGTCCGCCAACCCCGAGCGTTCCGCCGTAGAACTCGCTCCTGGGGTCCGAAATCGCCCACCGGAGTTGGCCGGCGTTGTTCTTGCTCTGGTACAGGGCAAACGTCCTTCCCGCAGAGGCCGCCGCAGGAAATACCCGGTCCGCCCCCCACAGCGAATAGTCCGTTCCGCCGCCCACCGCCACGTCAACCGTGACTGCATTCGTATCGTCCCCGATGCTGAACAGGACGTACGCGTTTGCAGACGGGGCAGCGTTCAGCGCGATGGTCACGCCGCCTCCGTTCGCGTTGATGACGTACATTGTCCCCGACGTGAGGCCGGAGACGTTGTTGCTTCCCGTGAGGGCCGCCGCGTTGATGACCATCGCAGCGCCGGAAATGGCCCATCCGACCGCAGAGTCGGCCAGGACGTGCCCGTACTTCCCTCGGAGTTCCCCGGACCATCCCGTGCCGGGCAGCAGGCCGTAGAAGTCGAACCCGTATACCCGGTTCTGGAGCACGTTGCGGAACGGGATCTTGATGTCGATGAGGTCCACCTGCGCATTCGCAACCGGCGCGATCCCGAGCAGCAGGGCAGCAACGAGAAGGGCCGTGAAAATCCTCTTCATTTCATCCTCCGTCAGTGTGTTGAGGCGGGGGCAGGCCGAAGCCCACCCCCGCCTAGCCCTTCACGTCATCACGCCGGCTGTGCGAAGTCGTCCGTGCAGGCGATCTCCTGGAGCCGGAACAGCGAGCGCCGGTTGCGGGTCCACATGTTGCCGTCCGCACCGAACGCCCCGATGCCCTGGTTGTACCCGGTGTCGAGGTACAGCACCCGGCCACCGTTGAACTCGCCCAGCAACCACCCCAGCGGGGTCGCGAAGGAGTACTTGATGTCCTCCTTCCGCATGAGCAGCAGCTCGTTGCGGAACGCCATGTCCGCGTAGTGGAACGGGATCTCGGCGTTGCCGTAGTTGTAGGTCAGGTCCCCGCGGAAGCCGCCCTTGTACTCCAGGGGCTGGAAACGCCGCTGCGAGTAGGTCATCTTGAACAGTTCGTTCTGCATCCCCGGGGTGCCCCAGATCATGTCGGGCAGCTTGTCCCCGCCGAGGTACCGCTTGTACAGGATCATGGACCTGTTGAGCAGATCGTCGGTCAGGTTGATGTTGCCCGCTCCGCCGTTGGCCTGGAGAATCCGGGCCTTCCAGTAGGGCGAGGTCGCCACGGCGAGGCCCTGGAGGGTGGAGGTTGCGGACGCCATTCCGCGCATCCCCATGAACTCCTTCTGGTACGAGATGGCGTACTCGGCCTTGGCCGAGTTGTACGTCCCGCAGCAGAAGAAGTCCGTCGCGTTGACGGGGTTGAGGCCGCCCGTGACGGAGATGGTGAACGTGCTGTCGCTGTCCACGCTCACGATGTACCCGTACCCGGCCGGGGTGCCGGCGGCAAGCTGCACCAGGGTTCCCCACACGATCTTCTGCTGCGGGAACAGCGGGGTCGTGTTGGTGAAGCCCGTGGTGATCGTGGTGTCCATCGTGATCAGCGAGGCGACGTTGGTGAGGCACTTGCCGAGGACGCCGTTGCCGTCTCCCCAGAACATGCGCTCGACGTTGAACTGGATGCCCTCGATCAGTGCCTCCTGCTCGAGGTTCACCGCGCGGGCCAGCGACGCGGCGTCCGTGCTCGTGTTGGCGATGGCCTGGCCGGTCAGTGCGAACTGCCCGGCGACGGACTTCTGGAACACCTCGGCCTGGGCCGTCTTGCTGGCTCCGGGCTCGGGAAGAATGCCGCCTTCCCCGTAGCCGGAGAACGACCCGTTGATCCCCGTCTTGATGGTGAGCACGGCCCGGCGCCCCTTCCAGTCCAGGCGCTCCCGCCCGAACACCTTGAAGGCCGGGGTGCTCTTCATCACGACGTTGGTGATGTCCTGCTCGATGTCGCGGAGCATCGCGTCGAGCGCGGTGCTGGCGAGTACTGCGGCGTATGCGGACGAACCGCCCGCGAACAAGCTCTGTCCCTTGATGCTCATGGTTCAATCTCCTTCGGGCGTCTCTCAGCCCATGTCTTCCATCTGCCGCAGGCGAGCCTCCTTGACGCGGTTCGCCTCGGCTACCAGTTCATCGAAGCCGGAGTGCCGAAGGGCCTCCTCCGTGTTCCTGCGCAACTCGTCAACGGTCGTGGCGCGCTTGGCCGGCTGGAACGCTGGACGGCTGGCCGTGTCGAACCGTCCGGGCAGCGCGGGGGCGTCGTCCTTCTCGACTTCCTGCTGTCGGCGGTATCCCGCCTTCTGCATGGAGGAGACCTTCTTGTGCTCTGCCGCACGGGCCGCCCGCTCGATGCTCATGTTCGGGTTGGCCCGCTTGATCTTCACGATGTCCAGGTCGTCGAACATCCCGTCTCCGTGTTTCGCGTTCAGCTTGGCCACCGCGTCGTCGAGCTCGCGTTGTGCGAACTCCCGGCGAAGTCCGTAGGTCGCGGCCTCCAGGTCGCGCTTCACCTGTTCGCGAAGCGACTGGTTCTCGGCGCGCATCCTCCGCATTTCCTTGAGCAGCACGGCGCTCGCCTCCTGTGCGTTGGTCACCGGCCCATCATCATCGTCGTCATCCCCGAAGTCCTCGCGGTCCCTGGCCGGACGCTGCGCAGGCTGCTGCGTCATCCGCCGTTCGAGCTGGTCGAGGCGCTGCTGAAGGAGCCGATTCGACTCCTGCTGCTGGGACAGAAGGTCCATCAAGGCCGCATCGCGGTCCAATTCGGGACCCCTGCCGTCCTCTTCGGGCTCGGGGGGCACATCGAGATCCGGGTATTCGAACTCGCGGTCATCCTTCGGTTCCTCCTTCGGAGTCTCCTTGTCGCCCGCATCATCCTTCGGTTTGCCGTCCACTTCCACGTCCAGTTTCGTCATTGTTTGAGCCCTCCTCCTTGTAGCATGGTCCCTGCTCCCGCTCCCGGGAACGCTTCGGCCAGGCGGTCAACCCCCATCGACGGCACGCCTCCGGGGCCTCCTGGCATCATCGGCATCTGCGGCACCCCTTCCGACTTGCCTGCCGCGGCAACTCCCCGCTGCTGCGCAGCCAGTGCGTCCTGCTGCATCTGCTGCTGGACCTGCTGCATGTGCGCCTCGTAGTGGGCTCGCAACTCGTCCTGCGCGGCGAGGTCCAGCTTTTCAAACGTGGTCGAGTTCAGGAACTCGGTCAGCCGGTCGAGGTGGACGAAATGGTCGTGGAACGGCTCGATCTTCACGCTCGCCCCGTCGCCGCTCAGGATCGCCTCGATCTCCCGCTGCTGCTTCATGCGGTGGATGTCCAGGGTCTCCGGGTTCGTCTCCCCGAACTCCATCATGCGCTGCATCAGGCGGCGGTCCTGGATGATTCCCCGGTCCCACGCCTGTATCGACTGGTCGATGCGCAGCGCCTTGTTTCCCGCAAACGTGCTTCCGAGTTCGACCTGAACGTCCGTGCTCGTCACGTCGGAGTCGAAGAACTCGAAAACTTCGAGGCCGCTGTTCTGGCCGACGACGCGCACCGTATACTTTCCGGTCGCGAAGGCCCTCCAAGAGAGCAGGATCTGCACCGCCGCCTGCCGGACCATCTCGGAGAGCGACCGGGCCATCGGGGCGAACTTCGTTGCGTCCTGCTCGGCCAGGATTGCCAGGCCGCGCCCGGACTGAATGCTGCCGACCTGCGCCCCGTAGCTGATCTCGTGCACGCCGGAGATGTCGTGCATTCGGTCCTTGATCCGTTCGGGCAAGTTGAAGGACCACCCCGGAACGGACCCCAGGTGGAACGGCTGCGGCGGCTGCCCCATGCCGTGGTAGGTCATCACACTTCCGGGTGCGTCGATGAGGGACAGCGGGTCGAGCCTGGCCGAGGAGTGGGCCATGATGCGGGGGTACGCGATGAGGTTGTTCATCTCCAGGAGCTGGCACTCGCTCCGGTTCAACTGCTTCTGGAGGTCGATGAGGTCCGAAATGACCGTCTCGCCCATGCCGCAGTTACTGCCGACGCCGCCCTCTTCGATGTCCCCGATGTTCGGGATGTTGCGGCATGGAATGAAGGGGACCGGCATGTTCCACCGCCCCTGCTGCAACACGGTTCCCTCCCGCGGGGCAAACACGATGAACTTGCCCTTCGCCACGTCGTAGAACTCCACAATGCTCGTGTAGTTCTTCTGTAGGGCCGCAGCGTCTTCGACTGTCCGCAGCACGGGGGCATTCTCAAGGCGGCTTGTCAGTTCGTCGTCAGACGCAGCCGTGTCTCCCTTGAGTGTCTTGGCGTACATCTTGCGAGCCCAATCCAGCGAGACGAGGCGGATTCTGTATCCCCACTCGGCCGCCCGGTCATCCGTTGCGAACGGGTCGATTCCGATGTCGAACGGCAGGATGCTGTCGATCTGCGGAAACCCGGTTCTTCCGGTCTTGCTGTCCGTCCCGTCCGGTGCCCGGTCGATCCAGTCCATGCCGGCCGTCTTGTCCCAGCACACGCCCCACCAGCCGATGCCGCAGAGCACGGACACAAGCGCCGTGTGGTACAGTTTCGACTGGCAGCGCAGTTCCTCCCACACATAGTCGAGCAGGAGCTGCGACATGCGCGCCTTGTCTCGGTCGTCCTGGTCCGACGTGGCTGGCTTTACGGTCCATCCCGGCCGGTTCATGGTGAGCTTCGCGGCCATTGTCAGGGCAATCGCCCGGATGTAGTTGAAGGACAACTCCACGCGCCACTTCGGCTTGTTCCGCTTGGCGGACAGGCCGTACACCCGGCTCCAGTCGTGGAACTGCTTGTTCTTGAACATCGCGACGTTGATCAGCCAGCGGTCCACGTAGGGCTGCTTTGCCTGTTCCGTGGCCCGGCATATCGCCTTCACGTCGTCGAGATAGGCCATGTCACCCCCACACCACCAGCGAGAACGGGGACTGTCGCCCGCGCTCCTTGCCGATGGCGGACAGCGCCTCGTGCTCCACCTTGCCCTGCAACTGCCGCGAGAAGTCGGATGGGTCGCCCGTCGTGGACGATGAGACGTTTTCGGGGAGCGGGATTCCGGTCAGCACGGAATCACCCCGGCCCGAAAAGGTCATTGGCGCGCTCCATTCCCACCCTTGGAAAAGCGGGTTCTGCCGCCGGCTGTGTCTCTGGTGCCTCAAACTGCCTCCGGTACATGTCCATCTGGTCGGCTCGCTGCTTTTCGGACAAAGCCCTCTCTTCGGCCCTGTCCTGAAGGGCGGCGCGACGGAACTCCGCGTCCAGTTCGAGCTTCTGCTTGTCGAGGTCCAGCTGTCGGTTGCGGTACTCCTGTTCGGCCTCGGAGTGCCTGGCCGCCATGCGTCGGCTGCGCTCCGATTCGATGGCCAGGTAGGTCACGAAAATCAGGACCGTGAGCACCAACGCCGCAGCCATGTAAACCTCCTGCACACCGAGCATCCTGTGCGCAGTGTATGCACAGTCCGGAGCCGCTGTCAAGATGTCTGCCTAGAAATACTCCTCGAAGGTTCCGACCTGTCCGTCCTCCTCCATCTGCCGCAGCATCTTGGCGTACAGCGGGGAGTTCGGGTCCGGCATGGGACGCTGATTGACCTTTTCCAGCTTGGCGATGATGCCGAGTTGCCGGTCCACCTCAAGGGCAATCACGAACGCCATGGCCTCGTCATCCTTGGCGCCCGGCTTCGCCTCCGGGCGAATGCGTGAACTACCCCGCTGGACGTAGATCATGGACATGAGCTCTTGACAGAGGTCCGTGGAGTGGATCGCGAACTCCTTGTTGTGGACGACCCGCTGCGCCGTGTCGAACATCTGTGCTCGACTGGCAACCGAAGTCACCCACCCGAACTTTCGCCCCACCTCCTGTCCCATCGTGTCCCACACGCGGGTCATGTAGACGTTGGGGTAGTTGGCCGTCTTTGCCGCCTCGATGGTCACGGTTCCGAAGCCGGCGTTGTTCTCCGGGGCCAAGGTTGCCCAGTTGTAGTACTGGCCGGCCAGCAGGTTCATCTCTGCCGTCTCGTAGGACATGAAGCGCCCCTTGGCCCGACAGACCTGCTCCCGCGTGTTGCGGTCGATGATGCACAGCGCGGTCTTGTCCGGCTCCCGCTGGTGAGACAGGGGCATCACGTCGCCCTCGGCAAAGTCCGTGGCAAGTACGTACTCGTGCCCCTCGACGACCGGGGCGAACCGCTCGAACAGGCCGCTTTCGTGCGGATACCAGACAACCTCGTTCTTGTTTTCGTCCCGCACGAAGTCGCCGCGCTCGCCGGCCTTGCAGTTGTGCATCATCTGCCAGCGAATCGGTGACGGATTGAACACCGGCTGGCCCGATCCGATGAACGCCTCTTCTGGGGTGGCCGGGTACTCCTGGCGGAAGGTGAGCGGGTTGTTGCGGCATTTGTTCGGAATGGCCCATCGTCGCCACAGCAACTGCTCGGCAGAGACGGGGCCGAACATGCTTTCCTCGCCGGCCTGCATGAGGCGCTGTTCCGTCTCGTCCAGCCCGGCCTCGGAGTACTTCTTCGCATCGAGCAGGGCCTGCAACGGCACAGGGTCCTGCCATTGTCCCGGAGTCTTCCACAGGCGGTTGTCCCCGGGCCGCAGGCGGTACTCGTCGATGGCAAACCACGGAATGAAGATGAGGCGGTACTCGGACTCCCCGCGCATCGCCTTCATGCACTCGTCATAGAACACGCCTCCGACGCCGTAGGCCGTTGATTCCAGCACGCAGATCGACACGCCCCGGTCCGCCAGTGCGTTCCGTGCGGCGTCCAGGACCTCCTCGGCGCGGTCCGGCCAGCGGGACACCTCGGACCCGTGCAGGCCGCTCAGGGTCAACGATGAGCCCACGTCGCAGTTGTTCGCGGTGTCCACCTGGATCTGCGAGTCGTTGTTCCTCCGCAGGTAGTTATGTTCCTTGTCGAACCCCTCAAAGGCTATGGTGTGCGTCGCGGACCGCTGGAGGTTGGGGCGGAGCCACCTCGGTAGGTTCTTCACCATGCGGTGCAGCATGCGCAGGATGCCGATGGACTTCTTCTGCTTCTCGGCCACGGTGACGCACTCGGCAAACTCACTGAAGATCATGAGCCAGAGCATCAACGCGTTAGTCAGTGTGGTGCATCCCCACTGTCGGGCCTTCAGGACGACGAGACGGACGCGGCCCGTGGTCCATAGCATGTCGAGGAACTGCTCACAGAAGTACGTCTGCGCCCTCGTGTAGTCCGGGTGACTGATGTCGAGCGGGCAGAGTTTCTTGTCCTTGCCGGCGATCTTGACGGCATCGCGCAGGAAGGCTATCGGTTGCTGCGAGTACCACTCAAAGAACAGCTTTTGTCTCTGGCCACTCTTTCCGATTGCCTCGTGGAATGAGTCGCTGCCCCACGGCGGCTTGAGGTGCGGGTCCGGGTGTGCTGGTTGTGAAACTGCGTTGTCGGGTTGCAGCTTCAGGGCAGGCTGCACGTCACGCCTCCAGGATCATCTTCTGTTCTTCGGCTGTCGGTACGTAGATGGCCTGCTTGGCCTTATTGAGTGCAGCCAGGAACCCCTGCACCATTCCGTCCGACATGCCGGTGATCCCTGCGACGCGTTCGTTCGTGATGCCGCCCCCGAGAAAACCGACGATGCCGATGTCGAGCAACCGCTCAACCCCCTTCTGCGGAAAGCCGGAAAGGCCGGCCAACTGCGCAGCCGTCCTGTACCCGGCCACGAGCATGTCGTAGTCTCGCTTCGAGAAGTGCCGCCCCTGATACATCGGGCCGCCTTCGGCCTGCGCCGCCTTCTCCTCCCGCCTTATCCTTTTGACCCTGGATGCCTTGCCCATGTTGCCCCTCCATCTTTCGGCAGGATAGCCGAGCCTCCACGGGATGGCAAGCCCCAATGCGCCCGCTTTTCCGTCGTGTGTCAATGATTCCAGCCGGTTAGCGATCTTCCGGCCCTCCCTCCTGCTCTCTGTGCTCCGACACAGCGGAGACGAGAATGTGACAGCACGCCCTACTGCCATGCGGCTCTTGCAACCTCGGGGCTTGTCGGCCCGCCCTTCCGTTTCTGAGCGGCGCTTGACGTTGACGACAAACGTGGTAGAGTGTGTCCAGATGGCTGATAGGAGGCCGCGAATGGAGACGATGCTGAAGGCGAGCGAGGTGGCGGAGATGCTGCGGGTCAAGCCGCAGACACTTCGCAAGTGGCGGTGGCGGGGGGTTGGCCCCCGCTTCGTGAAGATCGGCAAGACGGCCCAGTCCCGGGTTCTGTACCCGGAATCGGCCGTCACCGAGTGGATGGGCGGCAAGTGAAAACCGCCCTGTGGATCGTCGTGGCGCTTGCAGCCGTGGTCCTGATGACCAAGGGCTGCTACAGACTCGGACCGGACGTGATCCGGCCCATGATGGAGGATTCCGATGGCAGATGAAAGCGAAGTCGTCGTGCGCAACCTGGGGACCGCGACCGTGTTCAAGGTCGAGGAGGCCGGGCTCGTGTTCGTGAAGACGGGGGCGAGCATCCAGGATCTGGAGACATGGGTCAACGACCAGAGCGAGGGGGGGGCGCCCGAGGGGGTGTATGAGATCGGGCGGATGTTCCGCAAACTGCGGAAGCGGACGGAGACGACGACCCGCATCATCGTCGAGGTGGTCGAATGAGCGACAACCTGCCGATGGACACGAAGGCCAAGCGCACGTCGGAGCCGATGCCCGCACCGACGCCCGCTCAGAGATTCCGCGAGTTCCAGGAGGTCCTTGTCCAATACAAGCTGCTAATCCAGGCAGTCCTCAAGGAGCCATCCGAGGCCGGGCGATTCTGCCTGCTCGCGGAGAACATGCTCCGCAAGAACCCGAAGTTGCTGGAGTGCAACCCCCGGTCGTTCGCGTTGGCGATCCTACAGATGGCCGAATTCCAGCTTGAGCCGGTGATGGGGCATTGCTACCCGGTGCCCTACAAGCAGAACGTGACCATGCAACTCGGCTACCAGGGCATGATCCAACTTGCCCGCAACTCCGGCCGAATCGTGAACATCTGGGCCGAGGTCGTGCGGGAGGGGGATGACTTCGAGTACACCTTGGGGACCGACCGGAAGATCACACACGTCCGCAAGTCCGCGCTTGGTGCGAAACTGCTCCACGCCTATGCGTGCGCCACCTACGTCAACGGCGGCCTCGATTGCGTCGTTCTCTCCGCGGACGAAGTGGAGGCGCGGCGCAAGGTGAGCAAGTCGGCATCCTTCGGTGACTCCCCGTGGAAGAACTGGCCCGAAGAGATGTGGAAAAAGACGGCGGTGCGGGCGCTCTACAAGTACCTGCCCAAGTCCGTGCAGATGCAGCTCGCCGTGAACCTGGACGATGCGGCGACTCTCGGTAGGCCAGCACACCCGATGACGGCTCCGGCAGCCGACCTGCCGTTCGTGGACGTGGAAGAGGTCGATGAGGTGCAGGAATGAAGACCGAAGCCTCACTACAGGACATGCTTGGAGACCCGAATAAGACATGGGACGGCGTTGCGTACGACTGGGGCGAAGTGTTCAAGTACGGGACTCCTGAGCCTGTCCTCAATGGAGATAGTGCTCCATTGGCGGCGTTTTCTCTCTGCGACGTGGCTGAAATCCTCGGGTCTGCCAATGGCGAAAACGATGGAGATGATTGGATTGCCGTTGGACGACTGAAGGACGGTAGGTTTTTCGCGGTGCGCGCCTGGTGCGACTACACAGGGTGGGACTGAAAAGCGGGCGGATCATCGCAGGTTGCGATGACGCTCGAAGTGCTGTTCCGGTGGGCGCTGACGTCAAACGAGAGAGACCGCTTGGAGGTGCATGAATGAGCCGCCACGGCCCCGTCACCATCGTCCGTAGGATGCCTGCCGCTGAGTACCATGCGGTCGATGCGGTGTCGTCGACCCTACTCCGAGACCTTCTCGAAACTGAGGCCACGGCAGGCCAGCCGACGGAAGAAACCGAGGAGATGGCACTGGGCACCCTGATTCACGCGATGGTGCTTGAACCCGTTTCCGTCGATTCCCTGTTCGCCTGTGCGACGGGGCGCCGCAAGATGGATGATGACGGAAACCCGCTACCCGATGAGTACGGGCGTCGCCTGTTCACCCCAGCGAAATGGGAGCGGGCGAGGCTCTGCGCCAAGGCCCTTCTCGAAGATCCCAAGGTGGCCGATCTGCTGGCCGGTGCAGAGACGGAAGTGAGCCTCTTCTGGACCGACTTGCCGACCGGGTTGCCCTGCAAGGCCCGCATCGACATCCTCTCTGCCAACTGGGTTTGCGACCTCAAGACCGGCAACTTCCACAGCGACGGGAATGGGTTGTCCGATGTCGCTGGTCGGCGGCGCTGGCCTGTGCAGATGCTTTGGTACGCGGCGGCCACCCGCGAGGCAACAGGCATTGACCGCCCGTTCTGTCTCGTCGGCATCCCGACCAACACGAAGTATCCCCTCGTCGGTACTGTGCACTTCGACTGGGCCAAGGAGAAGGAACCCGGCCTGACGGAGCGGGAATACTGGTGGGGGCGAATCGTGGAGGCGCTCGGCAAGGCCCTCTACTACCGGACGCACGGTTGGCCCACAAGGGCAACCCGCGGCATTGAGCTGGTCGAACTACCGAGGTGGGCGAAATGAGCATGGACACGAGCACCATCAACATCATGGCGGCCTGTGACCGGTGTTGCGAACGACTGGCCGTCTACTCCGCTCGGAGCCTGGATGGCCTTGACGAGTTTGCCCGCGATGCCTTCCGTGGCATCTGCGAGCTCAAGTATCCTCCCGACCGACTCCAGGGGCTCAGGAGAGCGCGGGGGGTGCTCGACAACATCATTCTCCAGGATGCTTCGGAGTCTGCCGAGATCATCCTGCTTCCGCTTGACGATGCCATCCGTCTGGCAGAAGACGCCTGCAAGTCGGAGGGCTGAATGGTCTACCGCCACGCCGACCGCCTCGTTCGCATCCGAACGTTGGCGGCTCTTGCCCAGCGACACCCGATGACGCCCGGGTGTGCAGCCATGCTTCGGGAAATCGAGCTGCTTGCATCCGGGCTCAACCCGCGCCGGGAACGCCGTGGCCGGTCTGTGCTCGAGCAGGCGGCGGAAGCGGCGATGCACGAGACGCTTGCCTGCATGGACATGGGACGGTGGGAGCAGGCGGCATCGTCGGCATCTCGGGGAGCGCTTGTGGCCGCTCGTGTCCATCAACAGGAAGAGGATGAGTCAACCCGGGCATCTCGCCCGGCTGTCGGCGGGTCCGTGACATCCACGGAGGGCGACGCGAAACGGTCGTGCGCCGCCCAGCCCGCCGAACGGAGGTAACGTGAAGCAGTCCGTCCACTACTCCCACACCATGCTCCTGATGCTGGACTGCGGCCTGTCCGAACACCAGGCCCTCGCCGTCGCCCTGGCAGACCAGATGACCGACTGGGCAACCCCCGGCAACCTGGGGCCGGACTACTGGCCGGCGGCTACCGGCATCCTGCCCGGAGTGACCCAGGTCGATGAGGCGTACGGCATTCGGTCTGTGCTCGGCTCAGCGTGGAATCCCGCATGGCTGATCTGCCACAATCGGCATTTCGGCGGCGGCTCCGGTCCCTACGGTCTCAACGAGCACCAGGGTGCGCTGTGCGACATCGGCATCCAGTACCAGCGTCGGGACTGGATCGCCCTTGGCTTGGCTGTGCACCTGGCCCAGGACTACGCGTCGCACAGGGGATACTGCGGCTGGCCGGACGAGAGGAATCGGCATCTCGGTGACGGCCGTTCGTGGTGGTCTCGCATTGCCGACCGCTGCGTCGGCAGAAACGAACTGCTCGGGCATTGGCTCCGGCCCGAAGTCGATTGCCTCGAAGTGAGCCGCGCATCGCTGATCCCCGTGTCCTCCGGCATCATCGAGGCGATCACCGGCTCGCAGGTGCAGCCATGTCGGTCCATCGGCCTGCTGCTGGATGCCCGGGACGATGCGGATCTGGAGCGGCGGTGCAACATCGAGTGGCACAGACGGACGGGCAAGGACATGCCGGAGTTCGAACCCTACAGCCCCATGTCTGCGGACTGGGCG